ATAGGTACTGAACCTACTGAGAACGCTTGCTTGTTCCAGAACATATTAGGCTGGATAACTTTAGAAGCTGCCCCACCTAGTGTTACAACATCACCAATCGCCAATGCAGAATCAACAGTGTTATATGCACCTGTTGCTTCAAAGATAGCAGGGCCGGTAATTACTAAAGTACCAACACCAGAACCGTTTAGCGTGGCTGCTTGTGTTACTGTTCCTGAGAACAAAATAGTAGCACCTGTTTCATCAAGAATAACCTTACGTGTTGAAAGGTTTAAACGGTTACGACCTGTAACAGTTAGAGTTTCACCAGCAGCAACAAGTAAGTTTGCTTGGAAACCAGTGACTTGAATTGATTGCGTCATTGTGTCTCTAGCAGCAGAGTACGTTGGTGTTGGAGCGTTACTAACAATTGCGCCTACACGATCAGCACCAGCACCAGTTGTGTAAGTTGACAATGTTGTAGCTGACATAACTTTCATACCAGCAAAGTTTTCAGCAATAGTAGCTCTTGAGTTTGCAGAAGCTACTTCAGGGTTTACACCTAAAGAACGCTGCTCAGAAGCTAATGCACGTTGTGTGTACGGATTAACCGCATAGCACCAACCGCCATCTTGAGGAATACCAGTAGAGGCAAGTAAACTACCTGCTTCTGCTATATGATCCCATTTTGAAACACCTGTACCAACAACACCAGCAACAAGGCCAGTATTTTTCATCATAAAGTCAGCAAAGTCTAATTCAAAATCAGTTTTTAAACGTGTTGCCATAGGTGCAAGCAATTGGTCTAACTGATCCATTTTTAACGCTTCGTCAGCTTCATCGTAATCAACAAAAGAAGTAAAGTACGGTTGTACAGTACCCGTTGCCTTACCAGTGATAATAGGATCAACAGTTTTGCCTGATACATCACCAGTTGCAGTACGTACTGAAACATAGTCAGTAGGACGTTTAAAGTCTACTTTATCACCAGTTGAAGGGTTAAATTTACCTGACAACAATTGAGTGTTTACGTTTTTAGACAATACACGCTCACTGTCGAATTTTTCTAAGAATACGCGAGCCAATTGCCGCGTAAAGTTACTACTAAAATTATTAGCCATGAGTGACTTTTCCTTTATTTATGTATAAGTAGCCCCAGAAGGGCCTCTATTTTTAGGTGCTACGCCAGAACCTTTCTGTGTTTCTACAGGGTCAGGTGTTGACGTTGTTTTCTTTGCTAATCCAGAGGCTTTATTTTTAATATCACTCCACACATTACCTAATGAGATAGGGTTTGCAGTGTTAATAGCATCCAAAGCTTGTGGGTTTTGAGCAAGGTACAATGTTATTAATGGGCCTTGTTCTTCTGCCAATAACTCCATAGCTACATCTTGACGAATACCGTAATTAGCAACAATATTTGCTGCTTCACCTAATTGTGTCTGGTCTACGCCTAGTTTTATTGAGTTTTCTTTGTACTGATTGCCTCTTTCATTTACTTGATTTATCTGCGCTTGATTTTGCTTTTGTCTTTGATATTCCGCTTGTTCTGCTTGTATCTTTATCCCAGCATCATATTGCGCTTTGTCTTGTATAGATTTGTCCCTGGCATCCATTTGTTCAGCATAATCATCATCATACTGATCGGGTACAGGTAAAATCATCGGTTCTTGTAGAATCGCTTCTTTTTCTTTTATAGCCGCCAATTCTTGTCTTAAAGACTCGGCTTCTCTTTTATGCTCACGACTTTCAAAGGCTTTTTGTGCAATTACTTTGTTGTAGTCAACCTTTGGCTCTACAGTCTCCGTAGTATCTTCTGGTGCAGTATCCAGTTCTTCTTCAAGTTCGGCTTCTTGTTCTTCAACAACTTCTTCTACCAACTCTTCATCTGCTTGTACTTCTTGTTCACTCATGGTTTTGATCCCCTCGGATTTTTAGTAGCGCGATACTGTCGCGTACAGTTAATGACTATCTGTCAAAATCTTGGTCTTCGTTACCAACAATTAATACTTCTACTTCCTTGCTGTCTGTTTTTTCTTGAAACTCTGCAACGTCTAATGCGTAATCTCTTTGGTCTTTTGTAACAAGTCTTTCTAGTTCTTGGGCTTTGAGATTAAATTCAGCCTCTTTCGTCATAGTTTCAAGCTGCAACCTTTCTTGATCTTGTTGCAACTTAAATTGTGCTTGTTGCAATTCCAGTTGTTGCTGTTGCATTTTCATCTGGTTTTGCTGTTCACGGATCATTGCGTCCAGCTTGGCTTTTTCAGCTTCTATTGAGTTCTTATTATTAGCTGCTTGCGCTTTTTGCATTTCAGCTTGAGCCGCTACCATCACGGCATCAGGTTGTTGTTTTGCTGATTGTGCTTGTTGAGCCACCATTTGTTGTTCTTCTTCTGTCTGCTGGTCTGCTGGTATGAGCCCACCTGCTAACAACTGCTGACGTTTACGCGCTGATAATGTATCCATACCAGGTGCATCTACGTTTTTAAGCATTACATCACCAGACATCTGTATTAATGACGGGTCTATCTGTGCCATTTCTAGCAATGCCGCATTACTTTCTTGTTGCCTATTTTGGAAGCTAGCACCACTCGAACACACCACATCATAAGAGCCAATGCTTAAATCATTTAGCGTTATGGGTTGCCCTGTTTGCTGGTCTATAATTGTCTGGTTTAATGTTTCACTCTCTTGGCTACCATCTTCGTTTAATAAATACACTTCTCTTTGTGTGTCATAAACGCTCGGGATAGCATCCACTAATATCTTTGCTGTTCTTGCTATGGCTATTTCTTGAGCTTTAAAGTATTTAATTGTGCCAATATCGCCTTTATTCTGTAACTGCTTAATAGCTACACCAGATTGCAAGCCTGGGTTATCGCCCATATTACTAGCGAATAGGCCAGCAGATTGACCGATCATAGTACGCATACCTTCTGACACGCGGCTCAATCCTGGGTTAATTTGCGCCCCACCATTTTGCTGTGGTATACCTGGGTTTGCTTCATCTACGTTAAAGAATTGAACAGGATCGGTATTAGTGTTCATGGTAGATAGTTCGTCTTCATGTCCACTTGCTTGCTTAGGCGTCATCCAGTATTTAGCGCGTGGTGCTAATGCCCCTTCTTCTATTTCTCTTGATAGCGAATAGTTCAATACTCTTTGTGGATCATAGAGTTTTTCTACTACACCAAAGTACAAAGTTTTATCTTCTACATTTCTAAAGTTACCGTAAGTAGGTATCACGGGTATCATTGAGAATACGGTTTTTTGTTTACTGCCTAACCAGTCCTGTGCATCAAACTTTCTTACATAGACCGTATCTTTCATTCTTGTTCGGCGTTTAACTTCTGTCACGCCCATTGCTTCAAGCTCGTCTTTAATGGTGTTGAAGTCTTCATTGTCTTCTAACACTTGACCAGATGACATCATTACTAGATCGCTTTTTTCTTGTTCGATGTAGTAATATTCGCCTACCATAATAAGGTCAGGCTTATTAAAATACGCTGTTGCTAACCTGTCTTCTGATACTGACTGACCTGAACCTTCAGGGTATTGCTTTTTATAATCTTTGGGGCTTAACCCGCTTAGTACGAAAGCAAATCGGGCATCTGATCTGTCCCGCTTTTCCGATGACACATCAAACCAGACTCTATCAACGTAATTATGGATCGGCTCTATCACTAGATCTTGATTAAAGCTATCGCTATCTACATACTTATGAACTACACGCCATCCATCTATGCCGGCTGTGACCATGTTTCGACCTGCCGCGCTATATATATCCGTGGCATAACTTAGGTTCTCAATGTTACGTATTAGCCCGCTTAATATCTTAGCCGTATCTTCTGATGCTTGACCACCAGCCGGTGAAACTTTAATAGAAAAGTTTGCCATGTCCAACGCGCCCGATACCTGGTCAACAATTGGGCTCGTCAAATCGAAAGTGTAACGAGGTTTATTGTCGTTAGACTCCCAGAACTCCGGTTCCCACTGCCCGTCCCTTTTGTTCACAAACAGTTGAGCGCTTCTTGCTTGACTTCTCATGTCTGTTTCAGCTTCTTGAGAATCTTGCAAGGCGATCAACATTTCATCGTGTTCAATCATTCATTGCCCCACGTGATATTTATACTTGCATCTACATTCTGTTGAATTTCCTGCTGGCGGACGTCCGGCAGTGTTTTACTTAGCAATATTTTTGCGGCGGCGATCTGCGTAGAACTCATTTCAGAATTGTTAAGTGCATGATCCATAAGGGCTTTAACAAGGTAACTACTTTTAATCTTGTCCCTGGTTCTTTGGGTTTGAGAGACATTATCACGTTTACTCATTTCGTAACTCACTCTTTAACTGTTCGGTTATTAACTTCATTGCAAGCCTATTGCGCACATAGTTACTTCGTGCAGTAACCAGGGCTAAAACTATTGATATTATTAAACCTATTACCGAGAGAATTTGATTGGTAAAAGTAAGAATTGATGTTCCCGCTAAAACGCTAGAAAACATGTAGGACAGCTTACTCTGTATTGTATTGGTTGTAGCTTCAATTAATCCCGATAAATCCATTAACACCGCACCTGTTGAGTTTAAAGCCTATTTATACCGGAAATAAAAGCTAAAATCGTCAAGTTATAGCTTCAGCATTATGATACTCAAAAGATACACTATTGATATAAATTAAGTTGTGCGCTGCTCGTGAAAAAACGGATTAGCTTGTTTTATTGGTTTAACTAAGTTAAACTGTAGACATATTAACAAAGCAGGTTATATTATGAATTTAGATATGTTTTTAAAAGTAGTAATGACAGGTTGTGTGATTATTGGATGGCCTGTTATTCTTATTATATGTATTACTAATTAGGAGTTAATGAAGTGACTATTATAATTATAGAAACACCACACAGCGCCAAGCCAACAGTCTATGAAGTTAAAAACGAGCAGGCAATAATAGATCTGGCTAATAATATGGACTTTTGTTTTAGCGAAAGGAAACAATTTGCAGATTATACAGAAATAGAAGCGGCCAAAGAATGGTTAGGCCACGACCTGCAATCGATAGGGTTTTATGAACTTGATGAATTAAAAGATCACCAAGGAAATGCTGATCAAGAATTTGCAGTGAAACAATTTATAGACGATAACGATCACCTTTTTAATTCGAAAGTCTATGCCGTTATTTGCCAAGGATTGCTTGCCGTAGATAGTTTTGAAAGTTATTTATTAGCCTATGAGTTTATTCAGACTTTTAACGATAAAGATGAACAAGACTCATCAATCATTGTGGAAATGACACCGATTGAATATGAAGGCAAGTGTGCATTGCGTTATTTGTTCGGCCGTGAATTTTTTAAAGAAGAACCCACAGTTGAAGAGGTCGAAGAAGCTATTTCACAACTTTCTAATGCCGAAGAAATTTATAAAAAACTGAGCGGTATTGTTTACAAATCTCATTATTGGGTTTTAGATCTTTATGGTGAACACATAATAAATGAAGTGATCCATATTTATAATTCTACAGGCGAGCCTTGCGCTTCTGATCTCAAAAGCTATGATGATTTTTTAGACGGTTTAATTTATGAAATTGGCTATTCAAGAAAGGAAAAAAATAATGGAATTTAACAGCGATAAAGAAGCAGTTATAAATGGACTGGTACTGGCAGTGACAGCGCCTACCGATAATAAATCAGAACAAGCGTTAAACTTGGTAAAGAAGATTAGTTTAAATATGAATGATATTGACATGGCTCAATGTAAACAACAAGCTGAACTAATCCTGCAGGAACTTAGTAGTAGTGACTAAACATTAAAAGAGCAGTACATTATGAAGTCATTTTTTGATTGAGTAATGTGCTGTTTTTTTTTCGCTGTTCATAAATACTTATCTGGTCTAAGCAGTCATCAATGATATCAAAATCTGTCGAATTTTTATCGTATACACCCACCAGGTGATCTGATCTGATGTTGATTATTTTTGGAGAGCTTTGCCTAATGCTTTTGAAGTCTTCCCCATTAAAAACCACGTAAGCACATTCGCCACCACGTATATCATTTTTAACTTTTTCAAGAAATAAGTCTAATTTCGACATTAACTGTTTTAAAACTTTTTACCGTAAGTAAAATCGCCTTTTGTAACTTTGTAAAATATTTCAGCATCAGAAAGCCCTTTTTTTCTGTAACTCATAATTCTATTTTTTAATTCAGTGTCCTGATGATAAATGGGCATTTTTTTCTCCCAATTTGGTTTTGGTGTTCGCCTACCTGGTGCGGATGACAAATCAATTTTATCTTTTAAGCGTCTTTTTATTACCTGTAGCGATAAATTTGGATATTTCTTTTGCCAGTTTTTAAGGGTGAAGGAATCTCCATTTTGTTCGAACAGTTTTTCTCTATTGTAAGAACTTTTTTTTTGATATACCAACAAGCTAGGATCAGTGTTTGGATGCCTTTTCATTCGACTTCTAAGCGTTGTAATTTTTAAATTATATTTCTTAGCCGCTTGATCAACAGTCAATCGCTCACCATTAATTATAAAAACTTCAGTCATTTTTCGCCGCATCAGTATTTAAATAAATGTAATGTTCTCCTGTTGGGCCATTACTGGCTATGATTGTTAATCGCTCGTCATTAGAGGGCCATTCTGCTTCGTTAAAGTTGTTAATAAACCAATCGCAATCCGCTAAAATATCAAGGTTTGATTGCCACTTTGTGTAAAGACCAACCATGTTTTGAGAATCAATATCTTGATAGCCATCTTTGTGGTTTCGTACTTCAAAATCTTGACCATTCCAAAACACAATAATTTCCGTATCAACGAAATCCACATATGCCTTGTTGATTGCTATTGCTGTTTTATGTTTGCTATAACTTTTAAGCATCATTATCTCTAGTTTCAAATTCGATCAATAACTGCGTCAAATGTATTGCTTTTTGCAGATCGTATATCCCGCCTTTATCACGCCACCGTGTGACATATTTAATAATACTGCCTTCGATAAAACCAATTTTATTGGCCTGAATAAATTCGATAGGTTGAATAGCCATGTTTTTATAATGACTACCACCTACCTGTTCATCTAAGAACGAATGAATGTTCTCGTCAGTAATTACACTTTCCATATCTAGTTTCATTAATTGTTCCAACCTTTAAAATCTATTTTTACTGGAGCCTTACTGCTTGTCTTGGTGGTGATCGCAAAGTAACGAACCGCATCGGTATAATCACTCGTCCAATCGTGCAAAGGGTTATTCCTGAATGTTTGCCTCTTATCATCAAATTCTGTCCTGTACAGTTTTAAAGCTTCTATGCCATCCTTACATTTAACCTTATCGAAGTAGACTTTTGGCAATAACATTCTTACCGCGTTGATACCATCGGCTACTGATTGGGATGGGGCTACATCAAAGTTTATGCCTAACCCTGCTGCTATTTGTTTACGTGATAGTCCACTACCTAGCTCGCGTACTGCTATGTCGTGGGGAGCAATATGCTGCTCATAATCGTAGGGCCTATTGCTGACTTCTTTAATAATTTCAGGAAGCCCCGTTGACTGAAAGGCTATACACTCAATGGCTCTAATTTCTGTTCGTAATATTTGCCAAAACCAGACAACGGTTGCATCATTAATTCCAAGATCCCAAGAAGTGATGACTTTTAACGCCGGATCGTAAGGAACATTTGTAATGCGACCTTCTGCTTCATCCATAAGTTTTCCGTAGTAAGAACCACGCACAGATGCAGACCAGGAGCATTCAAACTCCTGTTCATATTCAGCTTCACTCATTTCTTCTCTTGCTGCTCGCAATTCATCCAAGTCAATAATATTAGTCTCCGATGCTTTGTGCATTACTGATAACCAGTCTGGCTTTTCTTGACCTTGCTGAAATAAATCATAAAAAGCATTGTGTCCAGCAGGCGTAGAAATAAACGTGGCCCAGCCTTTTCTGTCAGTAAGCGCCGGACGAATGACTTCTGACCAAGCGCGAGGCGACATTTGAGAAAACTCATCTAAAATTACTCCAT